TCCACTCGAGCGTTTGCTTCTGGGAGTAGCCAGGAGCCTGAGGGACCTTGACCTCGACGGAGAGGGTGGTGAAGGACTTGCGGCTCATGCTTAACCTCCCCGCTTTAACCAGACGTCCATGATGCTAGAGAAGTCTGGCGTAATCTTACTCTTATACCCGAGGGAGCGAGTCTTGCAGTCCACGCCATAAGCGGCGGTGTCCCAAAAGAACTTGTCACCGTCCCGAACTGTGTAGATCACGTCGGAGAACAAGGTGGGGATCTCGGTAGCCAGCGCCTTGCCGATCGCTTTGATCATGACCTTGGTGGACTGGGTGACTGGGTCAGTCTCCCTGTCTACGTGAGCAGTCATGACGAAGGGGCATTCGAGGCCCTGAGTGCAGAGGCGGAGGAAGTTCATCAGGTTAGACTGGGCGATGCCGTAGTCACCCGGCGAAGCCATTGGGCGCGAGCCGATCTGCATCTTGAACGCAGCATTGCTCAACTCGGTGAGGGAGTCAATGGCGAAGATGCGGTTGCGCGGGAAGGCGTCTACGGGGCCGAGTTCCTTTCCTGTCCGGTCGTCCTTGAAGTTCGCGCAGGAGTTCAAGATCTTCCAAAACGCGTTGTTCTCCCCGCCTCGGTTGCTGTCCGTAGACTTGGCCAAGGCTTCGTAGGAGAGCTTGCCGACGAGATCTGCAGCGTTGATGAGGGCCTTGAGGGAGATGGGTTTAGTGGCCTGCTGGTGCCAGTAGACGCACGAGGGAACTGGCTTGTTGTGATCCCTGTAGTATCCGAGCAAGGTCTCCAGTCCGTTCTCCGTGAACAGGACCGCGACTTCGAAGTTGTTCTTGTCCGCCCAGTCGCACAAGGTTCCGAGCGCGTAGGTCTTACCTGTGCCGCCGAGACCCATGAGACAGATCTTGGGGCCGAACAAGGATTGCTGGTCTTTCGTGACTAGCGTGTCAGGGGTGAGGGGAGCGTTCATATCATTCTTTCATAGTAAGCTAAATGTACATCCAGTTCCCGAGCGATTGCTTCCGGGCTGAGTGTGTCGAGGTTGTAGATCAGTTCGTCGGCGAGGAGAGACCCAGGGATTGCCCAAGGGTCCGGATGCTTCCGACAGGCGACGTCGATTGCTCGGAAGTACTGTGGTTCCCCTTTCGAGGTAAGGACAATACGACGCGCCCAGATTTCTCCGCAGTGCTTGCAGAAGTACGCTCGGGACATCCAGCCCCAGGAATCGGCAGCTTGGGAAGCGTAGCGGAACTCGCCGAGGTACTGGTCTTCTGCGATGATGTAGCCGTTGGGCATGGGGACTCCGAAAGGTCAGGGACGAAGAATTTAGATGACCAGCGATTCATTCAATGTCTCCTAGGACAGTCTCCGTCCGCGAGACAGGGTCCCAAACACGGCGCTGGAAACGGGAGCGGAGCAGAGAGGCAGGGTCGCGCATCTGGCACACGGAAGTGAAGGGGCAGCCGCCATACTCCGCGCAAGCGTGGTCGAGGTTGTAGTCGAAGTAGCCGCTTTCCCAGGACTCGATCAGTCGCTTGGCGTCTCGGAGGAGCTGCTCATACCAGCGCTCGACGAGCCAGGCGGGACGATAGGTGATGGCCTGGAGGGTGTCGTACTTGGTTTTGAGAATGGAGACTCCTCGGACAAGGAATCCATCAAGCTTAATGCCAGCTCTTCCGGCACCCCAGACATAACCAGTGAATTGGCTACGTAGATCCCATTGACGAGGCCAGCTTGCTCCAAGTTGGCTAGTAGTTTTGTCGTCTTCACCGAGTGCCATCCCTTCATAGTTACACATCATATCCATGCGGCCACTGTACAAGATCGGGTCCCCCGTCTCTGGGTGCTTGATATCAAGGGGCTCGAGGAAGTTGAACTCGATCCCGCGCTTGCCTCCAGGGAGGGTCATGGGGATAGCCTTGTCCTCCCCGAGGCGGTAGTGGGAGAAGTAGAACTCCAGCGCCCCGGCTGTACGCTCGGCGGACTTGGCGGATTCCGGCGGGCATTGGAAGTCGCCGTATTCCTGAAGCAAGGTCTGCAGGGCAATGGCGACTGAGTCTTGCTCCGACTTGCCGTCGACGTAGTAAGCGATTCGCCCGGCTTCGATGCCGGAGGCGTAGGCTTTGCCCGCGTGAAGATGGACGGACTGCTCGCCCGGTTTCCAGTGCTCCAGGTACTCGAGCTGGGCCTTGCGAGGGCAGGACTTGAACGTGGCCATGAGGGACGCGTCAAGGACGTTTGGGAAAGGTGGGCGGGTCATACGATTTCCTTGGATATGTAATCTCGCGCAGGCTTGTTGAGCGCGGCGAGGGGCTTGGCAATGACAAAGACGTTGCGGCGTTGGAAGTAGCTGTCCGTGAAACAGTGGAGGATTCTTTGCCTAGGGGCAAGGGGAGTCTCGAGACCCTCCTCGCTTCCACAAGCGTTGAAGACCCAACAGTCTCCCTCCTCCCACAGGTCGCCCCAAAATTGGTAGTCTGCGGTGATGGACAGGCCGCAGCCTGTGATTATTACCTTCGCCACGATTAGCTTGTGTAGGTAAGGGACAGCAGGTTCGCGCGGCGTTGCTCGATTTCGCGGACTTCCTTATACGCCTCCGCCTGAATCTCGGCCTCGCGAGTTTTGAGCTTTTCCAAGACTGGCTGGATGCACTTGGCGGGTGGAGGCAGGTCGAATTCTACCTCAGTCAGGAACAAGGAATTGGTCGGCGCCTCCGAGTCCTCTTCTCGCACGATGTAGTACCAGCTGTAAAGAGGCTTGCCAAGGGCAATGGATTCTGCGCCTTCCGGCGACAAGTATAATTTCAATTTCATCTCACTCTCCTAGGTTACTCACTGGTGAACTGCACCAGCAACAGGTATTGGTTACAGACCCTCAAGCTCGCTCAGCAGGTCGTCCGAGTTAGCGATCACAGTCTTCTTTTTCCCTGCGGCGGAAGCGCGCTTGGTGGCGGAAGCAGCTGCGGCAGCCGTCATCCGACCAGCCCGGAGGAATATGATCGCCTCCTTCATCTCGTCGAGGGTTAATGTTCCTTCAGCCGCGCGGAGTCGCCATCCAGCGATCTTGGACTGAAGTTCTAAAGGTACGGGAGTGCTCATGTTAGCCTCATTGGTTGGGTGATAGATACGGGGTTGAAGGCGCGGTATAGGCGCTCAGCCAGCCAGGTGCCTGCGCAGAAGCAGACGAGGACACAGGTGATGGCGATCAGGGCCTTCATGCTTCGAGCCTTCGCGTCAGGGCGACGATCGCCTCGGGGGTGCCAGTGACCTGGAGCGTACCCGGCTCACTGCCGACGTAGGGGGCTAGGTCAAGAGCTTGCTCTGCGAAATGGACCTGAAGGAGGTCGATCAGGAAGCGCGAGTACGCTCCATGAGGGACGCGGCCTTCAAGGTCGGAGTACAGATGCGCAGCGAGGCGCGTCATCAAGGGAAGGGGCAAGGCTACGTTGAGCTGCTTCGACGGGATGAGGTTAGGGGTTTTAGCCACGGCGAAATATCTCCTTGAGATCTGACGGCACTGGGGCCGCGGAGAACAGGAACTGGTACGCGGAGGCCTTCGCCAACTGCCGCTGCATCTTTGTCACCCCTGCGACAGGGATGGCGTACAATTCCGCCGCTAGTTCGTTGAAGGGGTCTTTCCCCTCAGCTAGAGCTCGGCGGATAATTTTCTCTGCGCACGTCATTCTTCTTCTCCCCAGGGAGCGAGCGGATCATTCGCCTCTTCGGAAGCGGCAGGGTCCTCCAGCAAGACTTCGTTGCGAGTGCTCAGCAAGTGAGACGTGACGAGATTAGCGAAGGTTGCCTCATCATCGCCCTCAATGGTCAGGCGAGTCCACAGTGCAGGAGGCAGCCACAGGGCTTTAGGGCGAGCGTAGATTAAGATCATGATTGTTCCAGTTGACGGTGAATGGCTGCGACTGTCTTTGGAGACAGCCGCGGAAGGATGTTGGTGGCCTCGGGCAGGTCGAGGAACTGGCCTTGGTTAGCGAAGATCGTCGGGACGACTAGCTCCACGCGGTCAAGGGTTCCTTCCCCGAAGACACAATCGAGGATGACTTCCTGGGCTTCGAGAGCAAAGTCGAGCAGGAGGCAATCTACTCGGGCAGGCAGGGTCTTGCGCCAAGGGAGGCGAGCGCGCACTTCCGGCACAGCCTTGGGGGACCAGTCGCCGCTGACGTACTCAACGCGAGCGGATTCAGGAGCGGAGGCCAGGGGTTCTCGTACAAGGCGACGAGCATCCGGGATGCTCTTGTGCTTCCACTCGACGAAGTACCCGAGGAGGGAATCGGTTTCTTGGTGGATCAGTACGACTATGGAGCCGCGGGTCCAGTTATCTGGGTTACGATAGATGCCGGACTCGTCAGGAGCCTGGAAAGCTTTGGGAGCCTTGGCCTTGACCGCAGCCTGGCCGCGCATTGCTGCCTTGGCCTCGCGGAAGAGGTCGTCGAGAGTTAGTTCTTGCATAGTTGAGCCTCGCTTAGTTGATGTTTGTGCGGATTATCGTATCATAATCCACACCATATTTGACCCGAACTCGAAAAATTAGTTCCCGAGGGTTCGGGTTTATTTTTTAAGCTTGTCATGCCCTTGCTCCTTTCCGCGTTTAAGCAAGTGCTCGCAATCCTCAAGCAAAAAAACCAGCGCCCAAGCCACGCCTACAATGCCAACTAGTGCTGCTCCCGCGACGATGATGTAGTCGATGATGGTCATATCACACCCTCGTGTCAATTTCTGCGCAGACGACTCTCAGATAGTCTGCTTGGGCAGCCCACGCCTCATCCCACGCTTCGTCCCACGCCTCATCTTCAGCCTCATCATTCACTGCATCCCACGCCGCATCATTCACTGCATCTTCAGCCGCACTCCGCGCCGCACTTCTCGTCGCACACCACGCTGCACCCCACGCCTCACCTAACGCCGCACCTAACGCCGCACCCGGCGCTGCATCCCTCGCCGCATTCAGTTCTTCCACTGTGGCTTCACCGTTGGCAAACCTTTCTGCCACGTCCAGCGCCGCCAGGCTACGTGGGTCTTCTATCAAGTGTT